ATTCCATGTATCTTGTTGGTTAGCGTATGTCAATGCATGATTGTACTCTGAATAACCAAGCTCATTTATTTTAATCTTTGTAAGTCTTGAGATATAGTCAATTGTGTCACTCACTAAGGTGATTTCAAATGACCATACTCCATCAATTAATTTGCAGCTCATTAATTGAGCCACACCATTGAACTCAAGCAAGCCATCTTGATAGTATTGACATTCAGCTTTTACACTTGGATCAAAGTCAACAAAGTTTGAATTAGTGCCAACAATGTTATCTGTTGATGATAAAGTATAGACACTCAACATCAGAGCTGTGTTGTTCTTGGTCCCTGGCAAAGTGATAGTCTTGGACTTGTTGCCTTTCCTTGCATTTAAATCCTTGATGTCACTGATGTTGAATGTCAATGGAAAAGGAGCATCTTGGCTGATGTCAACAAGCCTCCCGTTTATGAATAATTCTCCAGCCATTAGTTAAGTTGTGATGTATATGTGTATGTTCTCTCCAATGTTATCTGCTCTTGAATCAAGCCATCTCTCCTCCTTGTCTTGAATTGATAGCTGGTGTTGGTAACTTTCACCGGCTCAAATGCTGTGCCATTATCAACCTCAAGATATACTGATGGTGATTCAATCAAGCTCCTCACCAGCCATTGTTGAACACTCTGATAAATCCAGTCAGAATTCAATACCAACTGATCAGCTGCTGTCTTGGCAAAGTCAACCTTCTCACCTTGATACAATGGATATGTGTAGCTCGTATCATCCCAGACTCCTTTCTCTCTCTGATATCCATAGCTCTGTACTGTGGATGAATCTGTTGAGACCAGTGAAAAAGTGAATGAATCCCATACTCCGTATTTATTCAACCAATGCAATCGCCTTGTCTCATATCTCTTACAATCTCTGTCAAGGTAAATTCTGAACACTTCACCTCCTCCAGAATATATTCCTCCAGATTGTGTTCCTCTTGGTGTTAATTCATAATAGTAACAGTCATCAAAATTTGCTTGTGTGATTGCTGTGTTGGCAATGATTGTCTGAGGAGATGCATCAACAACTGGAAATTGATTGGCTGTGAATGCCTCAGTATGTGCAACAATGATTGAGTTGTTGACATCAAACAATCTGTATCTCACTTGAAAGAAACCAGGATCACCATTCAAGATACCCATGAATAATCTCTCATCATCAGCAAGATAAAATTTTCTATCTCTTGGCCAATCAGTCAACCATGTGACTCCACTTCCAGAGTTTGGATTGCTTGATGATACTGCATGGTCAAGGTAGTCCCAAGCAATAAAGTCCTGATGTCTCAAGGCTGCATTGAATCCATACAAAGTTGAGCTTGTGTCACTGGCTTGAATCTGGGGAGTTGGACTTCCATACTTCTCATAGACAATAATATAGTACTCATTGATAGCCATATCATAGTAAGTCAACAGAGACCCATCCACAACCAATGGACTGGACAATGTACTCTGAACTGCCTCAGATACATCTATCCTCCCAAGAGTATTGAATTGCCGATATACCTCTTGAGTCAATCTCAATGTGCTGTTGACATACAACTCAACAACAAAGCTGAAATTAGGTTGTGCAGTCTCATCACTGCTGAAAGTGAACACCAATGGATTGCCAGCTGGTGCAATCAGTTGTGGTTGATCATATAGTGTTATTGCCATTCTTAGTAAAATTTATTTCAAATAATAAACCAGTGAGCTCTGCCAAGTCTCTGCCTATCCTCTCAAGGACACTATCATTGATGACATTCTCAGTGATTCTCTTTGGTTGCAATCCTCGCTGCTTGATGTTGGATGCCACAGCATATGCATGACTCATATCCAATCCTTTCCACTGACTGATGGCTGTTGCCATGTTGTGAGATACTCCAGGATAGTTGAATGAGAATTGACTGCCATAGTTGTTGGTGCCAACAGCATTGACTCCCTCATCAACAAATGGATAGTAATCTTCTGCCTCTAATCTGAATGACAGCTGTCCAGTTGGAACAGGAATGATTGACGCTGCCAAGGCTCCTGTGTTACTCGCAACTTTCTTTGTGTAATCTCTGAACTCCTCAGCAAGTTTGTTGGATAGCTCAATGATGAATCTGTCATAAGCATTCTTTGGTTGCTCAGCATCTTGAGCTGATATTCCAAAATCATCAAGAAAATCAAACTCTGCCATTACTTAATATGCGTTTTTGTTCGTTCTCATCCACTATCCTAAAATAGTTCATCCAGAATAATGTTGTCACATAAGGCTGTTGTGTAATCTTTGCCACACTGAGTCCCATTTCTTTGGATAGTCTATGAATGATAGAGGTCCAACCAAACCACTCTGAATCTTTAAGTCCTGTTCCATCATCATCATTTCCATCCTCTGTCTCGCCATCTGAATCCCTAATATAGCGAGCTTCCGCTTGTGAGATAAGTCCAAAAAAAAACTAAAGAAATTTAGAAACTCATCTCCAGGGAAATGCTCCTTGAATTCCTTGTATCTGTTGTCATTAGGATTCAACACTCTGCCTCTATCATCCTCTTGGCAATACTCCATACCTTTCTCAAGATACATGATTGCCAATGCTTGACATGGATCCTGTGAGACATCCTCAATCAGTTTCAAGTCAATTATCTGACCAGTTGACACATGAGCAAAGTTTTTCTCAAATCGATATATCTTGCCATTCACTTCAATCTCTGACTTTGGCTCTTGATATTTATAACTCACCAACAATTGCAGCATGTGATTGGCAGCAACTTGGATGGATTGGATATCTGCTCTCTTTATCTTGTTGATTGACTCACCACTGAATAGACTGAGCAACTGACATTGGAAGATTAACAACTGTGTGATGTCATCCTCCTTCTGTTCTTTCATTGCCTCAGCCATCATCAACCATCTGGTCATCTGCTCTGGTGTGCAGTCACTGATTTTGGTTGGTAGTTTTATGTCAAGTTGTTTCATCATACTCTCAAAGCCATATATCTTCCTCTGTTTGTGAATTCCTTTCTGCTGTGCCAAGCCAATGCAGTTGACATCACTCCATCATCATGCAATCCAGCTGGTGCAGAATAACTCACATTCCTGGTGTTCGGATTGTAAATATAGGAAAAATTATCAAGCTCATCAATCAACCATTGCTCATTGATTATTGAGATAGCCTGTTGCTCAAATGCCACAGCCAAGTCCTCAATGATGATTGGCTTTGTTTTGGAGCTTGTCACAAATGGATGGATGAGATTCTTGCACCTTGACTGGAGCATCTCATAGAATACATCACCTTGATTGTTGACCTCAACCAATGTCACAGCATTGTATTGCTTGATCAACTCAGCAACCTTGTCAATGATCCTGGTCCACTCATCATGTCTCCATCTGTGAGCTGCAACCATCTGACCATCTTGATTGAGGATGGACAGAACAGTGTAGTCATCAGCTCGACCAATATCAAGGCCGGCAAACATCTTGGCAGTCTTGGCTCCTGTGCCAATGCACTCATGAACATTCTTGAATATACCAGATGCATTGTCAATGAACTCAGCTAAGTACTCCTGTCTGAACACATAGTCAGGCAGTGACCTCTTTCTCTCATCCAACTCCCTTGGGTCAATCATAGGATTGTCATAGGATGAGTAATGAAAGTAAGCATAGCGATCATCATAGTTCGGTTGCATACACAATCTATGAAAGTGATTCTTTCCTTTTGGTGTTGAGATAAAGATGATCTTCTTTCCTTTGACCAGTACAGTTGCACTCAAGACCTCATCCCAAAGCTCTGGTCTTGTGAAGGCCATCTCATCCACAACCATATAGTCGAAGGTGTTACCTCGGATGTTATCTGGTCTCTCACCTGAAAAGAATTCAATGGTTGAGCCAAAGCCATTCACCATCAGATCTGACCTATTGAAATTAAACAAGCCACTCTTTGCAACTGCTCTCTCAAGATCAGCAAAGACTTTCTTTCCTTGCTTATAAACTGGAGTTACCCAAGCTATGCGACAGCCTTTATCATTGATGGCCCAGTATAGTAGTTGATTGATTCCAAGCAAGGTCTTGCCAAACTGCCTTCCAATGTTGAGAGCATAATATTTCTCATGGCCATGGTTGATGGCATCATGAATCTCTCGTTGTTTGTCATGTGGTTTATAACCTTTGACTGTACTCATTCAAAGTCGAACTTCTCTACATTCTTAGTCTCAAGCTGTTGCCTGTCATGCATACCAAGTCTATTCTTAGCATAGAATATACCTTTGCCTTCGTTACCAACAATGTCAATGGCAAGGCCTTTGAATAGGTCATCTATTTTTTTAATAGTGTCGGACTTTAGTTTATTATCTGAATTCAACCAAGCATAATAAGTATCTCTATGAATACTCTTATCCTTTCTGACAATAGGAATCCAAATCCTTAGGAAATAGTCTATTGTTGGAATATGTCTATCCAATACCATTACAATATCTCCTTTATTAGATATCATTTCTTTCTTGTGGTTAAGACA